TCCGACCCCCCAAAAACGCAAAGGGACTCCGAACCGACCCCAGACTCTCGAATACATATAAACGATCAGAATTTTTTAAAACCTTACCCCACTGAAACCTCAAAAAACGCATTTACCTCAACCCCTACACCCTGCATATAGGAAACACCCCCCTATAGGATTCCTTACCTCCCCTTGCATTTTGTATATCACTTGTGTATAAATTCAACAAACTTGGGAGACCCCATGCAACAGCTACTTCCTGAAATAGATGAATCAGTACCGCTACCACGTAGCGCAACGAACATAGACTTAGACTTATCCCCCCGCGAAGAGATTGAAATGCGGGCGCGGACATTAAAGCTACTTGCAGAACTAACCAATACCACAATTGAGACGGACGAAGAAGACGAGATCAAGGCCAGACAACTCATGGCCCACGTCAATGCCAACCCCGACTTTGTGCCGGACTTCGATAAATTCTCAAATGGTTCCATCCTTATACTGGCAGAGTTGGTCAAGGCAAACAGTGTCCAGATAGTCCCAGAACTCTCTTCCCTTAAACATTACATAGTCAATAAACTGATATTCGAGGTCGAGTATTCCAAGTCGTCCAAAGATCGCATTGCAGCATTAAAGAGTCTGGGTGAGATCGACGGGGTCGATGCCTTCAAGAAACGAACGGAGACCACCCACCTTATTAAGCCCATCGAGGAAGTCGAGAAGGAACTCATTACCATTCTGGATAACATCGACTACGAAGTGATTGAGGATGGCGAGCCGGTCGAGGATATAGACGGAATGTTGGAACAGCTTCCCGGAACGGAAGAAGGGGACTACGCTGAATGAGCGCGGCGCGTAAATTATCCCCTGCCGACGTAGCCAAACTAAAGGCCGCTTTGCCCAAGATGAACGAGGAGCAAAAACGCAAGACCGCCGCCTTGCTGGTGGATTGGTACAAGAAAACCAACATAGACCGTTCCAAAGATAACTTTATCTCTTTTATTAAACATGTCTATCCGGGCTACATCGTAGGCCCTCACCACTATAGATTGGCTAAGATTTTCGAGGACATCGCGGCGGGAATTAAGAAGCGGGTTATAGTGAATATTGCACCGCGTCACGGTAAGTCGGAGATGATCAGCTATCTGGCACCGGCGTGGTTTCTGGGGAAATACCCTCATAAGAAGGTAATCATGGCATCCCACACCGCAGACTTGGCGGTGAACTTCGGGCGAAGAGTCAGAAACTTGGTAGCCTCCGATGTGTACAAAGAGATATTCCCAGAGGTTGAGTTGCAAGCAGACTCCAAGTCGGCCTCGCGTTGGGGAACAAACAAGCAGGGCGAATACTTTGCCATCGGTGTCGGCGGTGCGCTGGCAGGTCGGGGTGCTGACCTCTTTATTATTGACGACCCTCACTCCGAGCAGGAGGCAAAGCAGGGCAGACCAGACGTGTTCGAGCCAGCGTGGGAGTGGTTCCAGTCAGGCCCGATTCAGCGGTTGATGCCGGGGGGTGCGATCATTGTGGTGATGACGCGGTGGTCTAAGCTCGACCTTACGGGGCAGATTATTGACCACATGATGAAGAATGACGACGCGGACGAGTGGGAAGTCGTTGAGTTTCCTGCCATTTTAAATGATAAACCCCTGTGGCCTGAGTTCTGGTCATTGGATGAGTTGTTGGCTAAAAAAGCCTCAATGGACACGCGCTACTGGCAAGCCCAGTATATGCAGGAGCCGACATCGGAAGAGGGCGCACTTATTAAGCGTGAGTGGTGGCTAGTCTGGGAAAAGGATCAGCCTCCCCAGTGTGAGTACATTATTATGAGTCTGGACGCGGCTCAGGAAGCCAATACCCGTGCGGACTACAATGCGTTGTTGACGTGGGGGGTGTTCTACAACGAAGAAACCAAGATGAACAACATCATCTTGCTGAACGCAATCAAGGAGCGGTTGGAGTATCCAGAGCTTAAAGAGCTTGTACTTCGGGAGTATAAGGAATGGAACCCCGATACGTTCATCGTCGAAAAGAAGTCCAACGGCGCAACTTTGTACCAAGAGATGCGTAGAATGGGCGTTCCGGTGTGGGATTTTACACCGGGCAAAGGACAAGATAAGATAGCCAGAGTTAACGCTATATCAGACCTGTTTAAATCCGGGATGGTGTATGCACCTGATCGTAGATGGGCTAGAGAAGTGATTGAGGAATGCAACGACTTCCCAGCAGGTAAAAATGATGACTTGGTTGACTCTACTACTCTTGCTTTATTACGTTTTAGACAAGGCGGCTTTATTCGGCTGCCCAATGATGAGCCAGAAGAAATTAAGTGGTTCAAGTCAAGTAGACGGAAAGGATATTACTAATGAGTATTGACAAAGCATTATATGAAGCCCCGCAAGGGTTAGGCTCGTTACCAGAAGCGGAACCAATCGAGGTCGAGATCATTGACCCTGAAGAAGTAAATATTTCAGGCCCCGGCTTTGAGATGCACATGGAAAAGCGAGAGGCTGATTTCGATGCCAACCTTGCGGAAGTGATTGACGAAGCTACGCTTAAGAGTTTAGCATATGACTTGTTGGAAGATGTTGAAGATGATATGCGTAGCCGGAAAGACTGGCTCGACATCTATATTAAAGGGCTGAAGTTACTTGGCCTCAAGTATGAAGAGCGTAGCGAACCTTGGGCGGGCGCATCTGGCGTATTCCATCCGTTGCTGATGGAGTCAGCGGTTAAGTTCCAAGCCGAACTCATTATGGAGACCTTCCCAGCCGCAGGGCCGGTACGTACCGAAATTATTGGCAAAGAAACTCCAGAAACATTGCAAGCATCTCAACGTGTTGAAGCGGATATGAACTACACGCTGACGGAAAAGATGCGTGACTACAGACCCGAACACGAGAGACTGTTATTAGCAACTGCCATATCCGGTAACGCATTTAAAAAGATTTATTTCAACCCAGCAATTAGTCTCCCTGAAGCACCGTTTATCCCAGCCGAAGACATCATCGTGCCTTATGGTGCTACTAACATCAGCACTGCCGAACGTGTTACGCATCGTATGCGTAAGACCAAGAATGAACTGCGTAAGCTACAAGTAGCCGGGTTCTACCTTGATGTTGATCTGGGCGACCCTGTATTGGTGATGGACGAAGTTGAGAAGCAGAAAGCCGAAGAGCAAGGCATGTCTGCGTCGAGAGACGACCGCTATCAGCTTCTTGAGATGCACGTTGACTTAGACTTGGAGGGATATGAGGATGTTGACAAATCTGGAAACCCAACTGGAATTGCCCTTCCCTACGTCGTCACAATTGAGAAAGGAACTTCAACCATTCTCGCCATCAGACGCAACTGGAAAGAAGACGACAAGCTCAAGCTCCGTCGACAACATTTCACACATTACGGTTACATACCGGGGTTCGGATTCTATAATTTCGGTCTTATACACCTCATCGGGGGTCACACGCATACTGCGACCTCCTTACTCCGACAACTTATCGACGCAGGTACTTTGTCAAATCTACCCGGCGGTCTTAAAGCTAAGGGACTCCGTGTTAAAGGCGACGACACACCCATCGCACCCGGAGAGTTCCGAGATGTAGACCTGCCGAGCGGCGCTATTCGTGACAACATCTTAATGTTGCCGTACAAGGAACCAAGTCAGGTTCTGATGGCGTTGATGGACAAAGTTGTTGCTGACGGTCGCCAATTTGCGGCTACGGCTGACCTTAATGTGTCGGATATGTCGGCTAACGCGCCGGTAGGAACCACGTTAGCGATCTTAGAGCGGGTGTTGAAGGTCTCCACAGCGGTACAGGCCCGCATCCACTACACGATGAAGCAGGAATTCAAACTGCTTGCAGCCATTATCCGTGACAACACTCCAGAGGATTACGACTATGAACCTGAGACTGGAGATCGTGGTGCCAAGCGTTCTGACTACGATATGGTTAACGTATTGCCTGTATCCGATCCAAATGCGTCGACTATGGCGCAAAGGGTGGTTCAGTATCAAGCAGTCATGCAGCTTGCTCAAGCTGCGCCTCAAATATACGATCTACCGTATCTTCATAAGCAAATGATTGAGATTCTTGGAGTCAAGAACGCCGACAAGATCATTCCGACTAAGGATGATATGCAACCGGTCGATCCGATCTCCGAGAACATGGCGCTGATGAACAACAAGCCTGTGAAAGCGTTTATGTACCAAGACCATGCGGCACACTTAGCAGTCCATACGGCGATGTTACATGATCCAGTTTTGGCTCAAACAATGGGTCAAAATCCGATGGCGCAGCAGATTACTGCGGCTCTTAACGCGCACATTATGGAACACGTTGCCTATAAATACCGCAACGACATTCAGCAGAAACTTGGTTCATTACTACCCCCAC